GCCCGGTTTGCCGGGTTGACGGTTCCGTTCGCGCAGTACCAGTACGGAAAATGGTCAAGAGCACGAACCCACTGCTGATTGAAGAAGGCGCGGTATGTGTATTTCTCGGCGTACTGACGCGCTGCTGTGATGAGGCCCAAGATCATCGCGTCGTCGTTTGTGAATCCGGCGTCCAGCGTCAACTGGCCGTGCGCCTGGGCAAGCGTCACAGGCTCCACCGACGGCGGCGCGACGAGTTGAAGGTTGACGGACATTAGCTCTTCCTCGGCTGGCCGCGCCGGCGCAAACCGGGTGTTTCAACGATGGTGATAGTTCCGTTCTCTGGCAGCGGAGTGACGTCGCCGGGGCCAGAAACGGGCACAATCCCGAGGTCCGTAAATTTCACTTGCTCGGCGCAGCCGATAGCGATCCAGGTTTGGCCGAGTTCGTCCTCTGCCTCGACAAGTTCGCCGGCAATCACCGGCATGGGCGAATAGGCGCAGTTGAAACTCTTGGTTGCGCGCACGAGCATGAATTCTCTCCAGTTGGAAGGGACACGCCGACGGGTGGTTGACCGTCGGCGCGCCGGATCACGGCCTGCTTAGGCGTGGGTGGTGAGCTTCAGGATGGGGTGGGTGCCGGCGTCGACGTTGTAGCCGCCAACGCGCGCGTAAGCCAGGAAGCCGATCTCCAGCGTGTCGATGTACCGCTCTTCCAACCGGCGAATCGACAGCGGTCCATCCGTGCGCAGAATGTAGCCCTCCTCGAAGTCGCCGAGCAGGATGCCAGTAGCCGCGGCTGTGGTTGCAGCAGGGAGCGCCTGGTTCAACACGATGGGCAAACCGAGGATGTAATCCAGAGTCCCGGTGTTGGGGTTGGGGATGAAGATCGGACGCCCGAGGGTATCCTTCAATCCCATCACCCACACGCGGGTCTGCTGGTTCATCACCCACTTGCCGTTGGGGATGTAGGCGGGTTCCAGCGCGCCGTAGCAGGCGCGGAAATCGTCATACACCGGGCCTGTGTTGGCCAGCGTAGTTCCCCCCAGGGTAGCGCCGGTGACCATCGAGGCAACGTTGGACGTGTTGCCAGCGGTGATCATGTACTCAAGACCGCGGTAGTAGCGGAGGCCAAACTTCGCCTTGATCCAGGCGTCGAGGTCGAACGCGGAGTCTTCCAAGTCCTGCAAAGACACCTTGACCAGCGTGGTGACGGTGTCGGTCTGCCCGATGAATCCGCCAAGAGCCGGGTCCTGCTCGGTCACCGCAGTTGCTTCCAGAGTGAGCGTGGTCAGCGTGTTCCCGGTGTCGTTCGCCGTGCCGATCTTGATGGGAGCGCCGTTGTTGTTGGTGACCTTGTGCCGCACCACCGAAACGGTATTGCCCGCCAGCTTCTTGGCGTCGTTCAGCACGTTGTCAAACAACTGCGGGATGATGACATTGCCGGCCACGTTGCCGGAGGCGCCTGTAGTCGTAATGTCGCGACGCTCGCGGAGCAGGCCGCGCTCTTCATTGGACATGCTGCCCAGACCGAAGCGAACGAACTTCTCGAACGCCGAGCGGGTTTCAGTATTGCGAACCTCTTCCTCGGACTGGCCACCGGTAGGGCTTCCGCGGTGAGGCCGCTCGGTCGAGCGCAGTTCCTTGTCGGAGGCTTCGAGAGCTTCCATGGCGCGAATGTCGGCGACAATCACTTGCTCGTCGGCGAGCATGGTGTTGACTTGGGCGCGCTGCTCGGCTGTTACGTTCTCCGCCTGCATAATGGCTGCGGCGTCATGCACCAGTTTGGTGCGCTTCTCTTGCAACTGCCTGATAGTTGGCATCGTGTTTCTTGTCCTTCGGGAGTGGATTGCAGGACGGCCAGCGCGCCGGGCGGCGGCCTCGTTGCAACGGGCGGGCGTGTGCGATCTAACGCACCGGAGAGAACCGGACGCACGAACCGCGAATCTTGGGGGTGTTAGGCGAGACGGCGGATTGCATCCGCAACGCGAGCGCGTTTCTTTGGTTGCCTCGGCGTCAGCTGCGGCGCGGGCGGCCCGCTGATTGCAGCGGCAGTTCAATCCGTCGCAGACCGGGTTGCTGCAGCTATCGCAGTCGTCCGCCGTGCAATCGTGGCATGGGCAATCGCAACCGTCGGCATTGGATCGCTTTTCGAGCTTCGCGCGGATTGCTGCCGGCGTTGACGCCGGGAGGCTGCGGGCCTGGGCGTTCGTTGCCGGGTATGCGGGATAGGTCACTGGCGACACATCGAGCAGTTCATCGAATTCAAGAATCCGGCGGGAGATGGAGCCGTCTGGGTTATCTGTCCACTGGTCGCGCTTCACCACGAAGGCGAAACTCGACCCGGTGATATCGCCGCGGCGCATTGACACCATGAGGTCGCGCGCAAACTGGGTGTCCGGTGGATCGATTTCGTAAGCGAGGCCGCGGGCATCCACGCTGAGGCGCATGGTTCCAGCGGTTGTGCGGCCCAGCACGAAGTTGGAATCGTGGTTGAAAAGGCCGCGAACATCGGGGCTGGAGGCCAGCACACTGTCGAACGCATGCGGATCAATCTCCTCCCGCAGTTCCGTCGACCAGCCGAGATTTTCGCTCGGTGAATCAAACACGGCACCGTAGCCGTTGATCTTGCGGGGTTCGTTCACGCTGGATACGCGGAAATCGGTATGCGCAAAGAAGCGCCGTTCAACTTGCTTAGACACTCGCAACCTCCGCGGCGGCGTGGGCCGCGCTGACTTCTTTGGCCGTGTTGATATGGATGGACCGCACAGCCTTTACGAATTCGGCCCCGGCTGTCTCGCTCGGAACTTCCACCGGCCAGGATGCTGCGCGCTTGGTCATAGCGGCCAGAGCTGCGGCCACGATCCCGTCTGGGACCGGCTCGCCTGCGCCCGCTGAAAGCTCGGCAATCGACTGCATAACCGGCGTGAATATCCCGCTGATTGCGGCGGAATCACGCTTGCCGCGCTTCAATAGCCGGTTGAAGGCGTCGTTCCAAACGTTGATGTATGCCTGGGTATAGCGCCCCAGCAGGTTCCGTTCATCCTCTGTGGGAACCGAGGGCTTATCGTCTTTGCCGGCAGGCGCGGGCCGCGCGGGATCGGTGTTCAGCGGCTGATCGAGGACCGGCTCCGTATCAAGCAAACGCTTTGCGTTTTGCATGTTGACCGGAACGAGGTAAACATCGCCCTCCGGTCCGATTGGGTTGTCTCCAAGTTTCCGCTTGCCGTCATTGATCGAGTAGAAGCCCCACTGCCGGCCAGTGCCGAGGCCGTCCATTGTGGTCTTGAAATCACCGCGCAGCCGTTCGGATACGTCAAACTCGACCTGGAATGTCCCAGCGTTGCGGCCTTGCTTTGGCAGCAGCTTGCGGGTGATCTCCTGCTCAATCCGGCAGATATATGGGCGCAGCGTGTCGATGACAAACGAAAGGTTCTGTTGCTCGGCGTTGTTGTTCGACATGCGCGTTGTGTCGCCCACCAGGTGGGGAGGAACGCGAAAGAGCGCGGCAAGTTCGGCGCGTTGGAACTGGCGCGTGGCAAGGAACTGAGATTCCTCCGGCGACATGCCGATCGCTTGATAGGTCCAGTCGCCCGAGAGAACTGCAACGCGGCCTTGATTGTCGCCGCCCTGGGTCTCCTCCCAGGTTTTCTTCATCTTGTCTTTGGCGTCGGGGTCCATTGGACCGCCGCCGGACTTCTTGGCGAGAATGCCGCCGGGTCTGGCACCGTTGCCAAAGTAGCGAGCGCCGTATTTCTCCGCGGCGCGGGCGAGCCCGATTCCTTGCCGGGCAAGCTGGATTGGGCTGAGGCCATAGACGCCGTTGAAGCAAAACAGCGGAACGTGGATCATGTTCGCGGCTTCGATTTGGCGAACGCGGCCTTGTGCCTCGCCGTCCGTGGTCTCGTAGTAAAGCTCCCCGTTTGCGCCGTTGCGCTTGGGAGTGGTCATCCGTGGGTGCAGAGGCCAATAGGCAATATCGCGGCCAGCGCGGTCGCGTTGAATCTCCGCGTAGCCGTTGCCCGTCAGGGCCATGCTCCCAGTTAGCGCCTCCCAAAAGGTAAGCGCAGTCATCTCGCTGTTTGGCTCGTAGCGCAGCCGATATGCAAGATCGTTGTCGGTCTCCTCCTGCCGGCCGTTTTTGGATACTCGGTAAAGGCGGCAAGGAAGAGATGCGACGGACTCGGCAATCACCCGCGTACAGGCGTAAACGGTGATCTCCTGGAGCGCGGTCAGTTCGTTGATGACCTCGCCGGAGGCCGTAGGCTCGCCGCCGAAAATCCAGGAAATCCAACCCGCAGCCGAAAGCGGAACCGCCGGATTGTTGAGTGGATCAGCGCGCAGCTCTTTTAAGAAACTGCGCACAGCGGAGCCAAGTCCCATGAGGTGTCCTAGAGTACGAAGGGGTCGAAGTCGTCGGTGATCGGGGTCAAGATTGCTCGGCCCAAGGCCATCGCCAGAGCAACCATGCCGTCGATCTTTTCCCGGCTCTTGCTTTTGTCGAGCTTGATGTTTCCCGCGGGATCGGTTGCGGCCATGCAGTTACTGGCCATCCACCGCAGTACAGGATTGCCGCCATGCGCGAGATCGCCGGTCAACACCAACTCCATCAGGCGCTTCACAGGGCTGTTCATA